GTTTAGTTTGATTAGATTCTCCATTGCACCATTTCAACCCACCATTCAGGGGGTTTAGGTGTATATCCACCACCACCACCGCCACCACCGGAGTAGTTAGGATAATTACTTGCATATCCACCACCACTATAATCGGTTGGCGTGTTTGTTGGTGTTGGTGCTGTATTCAGCTTTGCATACCCTGTTCCGAATGGCTGCCACATATACCCTGCTGGTGCTGCTGCATTTCGTTTAGCCCATTCGTCATAGGTTGCAAGGAAACCTGCTGGCTTCGGGTTGTTCTGATACCATTGGCTGAATACATCATGTGCCTGGTTAGGTGTTTGCGCTGCTCGATCAATCCAACTCTTGTACCCTGATTGGTACATCTTATTCCATGTATTCATACGCTTGATATACTCATCCTGCGACATAAGAATATCTGCATACTTCTCTCGGTAATCTGGCGCGGGTTTGTAGTTTGGTAATCCCATTGACCAACTTGCTCCACCTGGCGTAGTTCCTCCCTGCTGTTGCGTTGTTGGTTTTGTATTGCCCTGCTTGTACATATTCGCCTGCGCCTGTAAACTCTGTGCATAAGCGTTCTGCGCGTTCACTCCCTGACCATACCAGCTTTGCATTTCTTTCTGTGCTGCTGTTGGTGTTGGCGGTCTTTGTACCTGCTTTGATTGTTTCGCCTGATCTGCCTGCGCCTGGTATCTGTTCGCGCTGGCCTGCTGTGTCTTATTCAGCATTGACGTTGCGGATTTGTACCGTACCGGAGTTGTCGCTGCTTTTGGCGCTTTGTATGTAACCTTCTGTAATCCATCAAGTAGTATTGCCATTATGTACCTCCTAACTTCTTGTCTAATCGGTTGAACGCCTGTTTGTTTTCCTGGCGTAATTGGAGTTTTATTTCATCCGGCATGTTCTGCCACATTTCAGCCATCTGCATTTCAACAAGTGGCGCGTAGTATTGCTTCTCAAAGTCACGCTTGTAACTGTCAAGTTTTGCTTTACCGTTCATCATTACGTCATCAAGGTCAAGGATGTTGAGCATCTACATACCTCCTTGCATCTCTGGCGGTAGTCCTTCTTCGGGGTTCATACCTGGTTGCATTGGCATTTGCATGGGTAATCCTTCCTGTGCCGACTGCATACCTGCCATCATTTCTGGCGGCATACCCTGTTGTTGTCCCATCTGTTGACCCTGCATTTGCTGTAATTGCGCCATCATTTCAGGTGTCATCTGCCCTTCCATTCCTGGTTGTTGCATACCTGGTTGACCCGGTTGCATTGCTGCTTGTTGTTGCTGTTGTTGTGCCTGCATCTGCATTTGCATTACCTGTTTCTGGAACTCTGCCTGTGATAAGGTGTCCATGTATCTTTCATTCCATATCTGTCGATCTTCGTCATCCGATTGACCGATACCCAAATACTTATCTCTTGCTCTTTCCTTGCTGACAAGTCCACTCTTTACAACTTCCATTGCAATTCTGGCCTGTGTAAATTCATCCTGTGGTAAGTCAATCTCTAGTGAAGCTGTAATCTCAATGTCCTCTGGTACTTCGGATAAATCCAGTTCAATTCCTGTATCTGCTGGACCAACGGCAAACTTACCACCGCCGTTATGTCGTAGTAAGTCCAACCCTGTAATCATTGCATCACTGATTACCGCTGATAACATTCTCTGGTATGGTACTAATGGCAATCGTCCTGCCTGTGATAGTAAACTGACCATTGAGAAGGGAGCATTACCGCCTAACGGTTCACCTAATGTCTGGCTATACATCGTGCTTTCATCCGCTTTATTCTCTGCAACCTGGTACAACTCGCGTAATGCTGGATCAATGACCTGCTTCTCCATTGGTCTTAAGTCCTCGTTTGGTAATATCTTTACAAGTCCTCCGGGTACTTCGTAATCAACATCAAGGCTCTTGCTTATGTCATTAGTCTTATATACCTGTGTCGGGTTCGCGCCTGTGCTGAATACATTCGAGTACATCAGTGTCAGCATGAGCGATTGTCTTTCATGTAAGTGTGATTTCAGCATGGTATAAAGGAATGGTTGTCGCTGGTATTCTGGTTCTTCAAACAATTCCCCACCTTCAATGATCGCGCTGGCAATGGGAATCACGGGTAATTCATGCGGCTTAAACGCCAATGGTTCTTTCTGTCCGTCAATCCATACCGCGTGAATTTCATCATCCCAATATTCACAGTAGTTGACCACTTCTGTTTTCTTCTTACTCGCAAGCTGTTCCTCTGCCAAACTTCCCCACCTGGATATTACGTCAATCACTTTCATTTCCCTGTATGTGAAGTGTGAAGCCAACCCGAACGCGTCATATATCGGGTAACAAGTTCGTGGAGATAAGACCTCGAAATGTAATGGAGACCTGTTAGCCAATCGTTCCATCCTGCGCTTGCGTACGGGGTTCTTTTCATCCTTTAAGACCTCTCTCATGTCCGCTATTGCAATATCAATCTGTCCATACAACATTGCGGATAGGGTTGCGGTGTAATGTATTGGTTGTTTGCGCATCTTTCCGGCATGGTTCCATATCATCTCCGCTGCCTTCTCAACATTGCTTGCAACTTCTTCATCAAGGCTGTCTTTATTCTTATCGCGTGGTACTTTCCACTTCGGATCAGCAGCAGTCAATAAGCGTACTGCTCCAATCGTTTTGTTCCTGGCATCGGGTGAGATTGTTTTCTTGATCCATGCGTAGGATGGTAGGTCAACCTCTTTGAGTAGGTATGCTTCGTCAACATCCTCATACAGTGCATCACGTTCACCAAAGCCGTCCTTGATAGACATTGCCTTTGCTCGAATATCATCAAAATTATTTTTAGTTTCTGCCATCCTTATAATCCTTTCATCTTCGTGAATGGGTTGGGTTTCTGTTCCTGTGTTTGTTTCGGTTTATCATCTGACCAATTGGTAAGGGAGTATGCAAACGCGTCCCATGCGTGATCTTCTTGACCATCCTTAATCATTTCCGGGTTGTTCTCGTCTCTTACCAATGCGCCCAATGTGTTTATCAAATTTGTTACGGTGTTGAATATCAATACGCCTGGTTGTCCGTACCATTGATCTGCCAATATTGAGTGAGTCTTTGCAATCTTTGAACGGTTGTCATTGTCTGCTTTCGTGAGCAATACCCCATGCTCTATATAAACATCGTATGTACTCTTTGCAACCATTTCAGTTGTGCGCCGTGTCCACATGGATGGATCAGCAAAGTTGAATCCAAATGATTCCCCTATCTGTTCGTATGACCTGACCATTTCCGCTTGTGCTGGATCAGATAAGCCGGACTTATATATTTCTTTGTAAACAATGCGCTGCTTATTGGCTGGATTGATCGCGATAAAATAGCAAGCAAACGGATCAGCAAATCCCCAATCTATTGCGCGTAATCGTGACCACGTAAGCGGTATCTCAAATGGTGTAATCACATGCCTTGCCCGGCTGAACTGTGAGAACATCTGCCCTGCAAATACATCCCAATTACCAAAGCGTAAAGCCTGCGCAATCTTCGGGTCACGCTTCATCAATCGTTGTTCATATCCCGGATCACGGCCTGTCAATGCTGGGTTATCTTCGAGAAACGATGGTAAGAATATCGTCCGTTCCTGTATGGCGTTCGGGTTCTCAACGTTCTTTACCTCTGGCATTTCAAGGTCAACGGTTCGCCAATCAATCAAGGTATTAGTTGCCATGATATAACTCCCCGTAAATGCCAAACTGTTTCCTGTACCACATGTGACCTATCATTCCCGGATTCGCTGAAAACAAACTGAATGGTACGGGTATCTTTGAGTTCCTGGACTTGCGGTTACGTGTCAATAAATAATCTACAATTCCCCACGGAAAGTTTGTTGCTTCATCGATCATCAATACATCGAAAGCCCATGATTGATATTTGTGTTTGTCCTTGTCGTTCGGGACCTGACAGAATCGCAATGCTGGCGCGGATGTTCTCAACCAGTCCTCTCCCTCATCATCTTTCCCATCAAGTGATCCAACAATACCAGTTGATATATCCGGGAATGTCCACACGTGTTTGCTTGCGTTATACTTCGCGCCTGCCTGTGGGTATAAACTCAATGATCTTTCTATGGGTCCGTCCGCTCCTTCGAGTTCTGGATAAGTACGCCGAAACACTCCAACCTTAACACTTGGAATAGTCATACAAGCAATCAACCCAACCCCAACGATAAGGTCTGTCTTTCCTCCACCTGCTGCACCACCATACCCATTACGTTCAGCCAATGACGGAGATACCTCGCCCCCATATAACGCATCAAGCAAGCCCAACATCTTTAATGCTGTTGCCTGCTTTCTTTGTGGTTGCCAAATCTCTATTGGTTTCTTTTTATTCTTCCCCGTCCTCGCTAATAGTTCCTGTTTGTCCGCTTCCGGCCAAAGATGGATCATTCGTAAGGATGGAGGCAAGGTTTCCAACGAGATTGAGTTTGATACCGTCTGTTTCTGATTGTGCATACTTCAACCAGTCAAGTAAATCCTTGTCGGTCTTTGCAATTTCATCCTGTATCTTTTGACGTAAGACAGTGTTAACAATCTTCAATCGTTCTGCCCTGCTCGCAACCCCTACCATCAATGCAAGTTTGTCAACTTCCATCATAAATTCAGGATCATTTTTACGTCTTGATACAGTTGATCTATTGACTCCAACGCGCTTAGACACTTCGGTTTCCGTGTATCCTTGTGCAAGTAGCAAAGCAATCTCGTTATTTTGCTTCGTCCACACCATTGGTTTTTGTTTCATTTTTGTTGCACCCTAATCTTCATCTTTATCTGGACTCCACTCTGTTGGTGTATAACAGGGCGTATGTCCTAACCCGACAATCTGTTCAATCAACTTTTGTAATCCTTCGGTTAACTCAACAATCCGCTTGCCATATCTGGTGAGCTTTCTATCAGTTTTTGCCTGATCTTTTTTGGTTTGCTCTTGTTCAGCTTCCAAACATTTAACGCGGTTGTCCATGTCTTTTTCCCGTTGTTCCATCTTCTCGGCAAACTCTTTCCACGCGTCACCGCTCGACCTGGTTGTCGTGTTCTCAATCTGCTTTGTCGTGGTATCAATTTGTAAAGCCGTAGCTTTTTCTTTACGCCTTGAAAAAATCCCGTTTACAATTGCAGCCCCTATTCCACCACCTACTAATCCAATTATTGCTGTGATGATTGCTTCCATGTGCTGTTATCCTTGATGTTCTTTTAATGCTTCTTCAACATCCTGCGGTTGTTGGTGAATATGGATTGCATTACCTGACTTCTCGCCTGCATCTTCGATTGCAATACCAGCGATCAGCACCATGACAAGCCCAACAACGGACTGCCAAATATCCTCTGGTACTTGAAAGTAATTGAGTACCAAAGCCTGGACGATACCAAATACCGCTAACCAAAATTTCCGTGAGTGTAATAATGATTGTAAAATTGACATGAGTTCTGCTCCTTTTGCATGTTAAAAATAAATGACCGGAAGATACTACTCCCGGTCATTCGCCTTATTGTTATTATAGCATGTCAGTCAATAGATTAGTTGCCTGTTGGTAATCAAATGATTTTCATATCATCTCCTTTTCTTAACGTAATCATACCGCCTGGTGAGTCCCAATCAATCGCACCTCTTACCGTCAGCGTTTCATAATCATTGAGCGGTGTGCCTGCGGTGTCACACGCATAAGTCAAATAAGCAAATGGGTTTGGTGCCATATCCAAAAATCTTTCTCGCGCTTCTTCCTTTGTCATTATCCCGGATGTATGTAGTCTTGCTGTTGATACTGGCGCACCACATGAAATACAATTACCCCTATGGTCTGTCAATCCTGATTTGTTATTACAATATTCACATGACATACTTACCTCACTTCTTCCACTTCGGTTTCCCGTTCTTCGTCCGGTTGATCTGATAAACCTGCTCATCCTTAACAAGAATCTCAACCTTGCCATAGTTGCTCTGTCTTACCTCGTCAAGTGCTGTTGCAAGCTCCGCAACCTGGTCAATGTCCATTGATAATACCTGCGCGATTATGACTTCAAGTTCTTTTTTATCTGCCATTAGGCTCCTTTTATCTTCAATCGTAACCAATCAGGAATTTCTTTCTCGTATGTTACCTTGCTGCCCCAAAAATTTATAACAAAAATAAGTTTGCCTTCTGTAAAATCTACCCATGTAACTGTCATTTTATTTTCTCCGCTTTAAAAATCCAATCAAACACATTGTTGCCAAATATAGTTTTCATTGCTGTTTCAAAAATATTAGTTGGTAAGTCCTCGTCCGCATATCCTTGCTTATAAATTTGTTCAATATATTCTTCACAAATATTAACAAGTCCACCAATATTGATTAGTTCTTTCATTCTCGGTTTATTTGCTTGGCGATCATTCTCTATATCTTGTCTGCGCCTTAATTCATCCCATATTTCCTGGTCACTATACTCTGTCAATCCTTCTTTTTGTTTTTGTTCCTCGTTCACATCATCTCCTTTTGGAAATACTTCTGTATATAGTAATTTGAAATTAGCTGGCTCATAAACCATTAACCCTCTATTTGTTTTTACTATCCAATCTCCGTTCGTTGCGCTTACATAACATCCGTTTACTGTTTGTATTTTTACCTTTACCAAATTATTCTCTACTAAAAAATTATCCACATCTGCAAAACAATTAATGGAATATAAATTATCCACTCTCAATTGCATTGCTTCGTACACTTTTCCACAAAATTCAAACCATCTTATTGGTTCTGTCATTCTTCCTCCTGCGGTAATCTACTGCTCATCACTTCAACAAAGTCCTGCAATCTTTCAAGTTCCGATTCCTCATCAAAGGTCAATCCAATAGTTTGTTCTTTATGTTTCAGTTCTGCAATTCGCTTAATCTTCTTCGTGTACCTGGAAATCATCTGCATAATAAATCCTTTCTGAATTATCCGGTTATCCCGGTTAGTTGAAAATGAAGCGCATGGTTGGATTTGCCTTGTGGCTTATTCAGGAAGCCCAAGAAAAAGTCCCGGAAGTTTGAGGAATTTCCTTTCTGTTGCATTGTATGGATGGCCAACCATGCGCCCAATGCCTAGATCAATGACGGTTGCATACGATAAGGTAACAACCGTTCATTCGTCAATTCGATATACTCTCGATTCAATTCAATGCCGATGTAATTACGGCCAAACCTTGCGCACACTTCTCCTGTTGTACCGCTACCATTGAACGGGTCTAACACTGTGTCATTCTCTCGACTGCCTGCCTTGATACATGGTTCAATCAAGTCTTGTGGGAAGGTTGCGAAATGCGCTCCGCTGTACGGTTTTGTCGTGACAGTCCAGACACTACGCTTGTTTCTAAACTCATAATTATTTTGGTCAAGTCCTCCCATTCTTGAACGTCCGTCAACTTTATTTAATTTTCCATCATCTCTATTTCTAACAAAATCATCTCTTGATACTGTTGGTTCATTTATCGCATCAGCATCATAGTAATATCTCGCCTGCTTGCTCAACAAGAATATATATTCATGCGACTTGGTGCATCTATCCTTGACACTTTCGGGCATTGGGTTTGGTTTGTGCCAGATAATATCTTGACGAAGATACCAGCCGTCTGCCTGCAATGCGAAGGCAACACGCCAGGGTATACCGATTAGGTCTTTTGGTTTGAGTCCTTGCGGTATTGATTTTGGTCTACTATCCATTATTCCTTTTTTGTTGTTTCGTATTCTATCCCCTGTAAATCCACCAACTTTTGAAGGGTCTGATACACCATTGTTTGCATAACTATCCCCCAAATTTAACCACAACACGCCATCATCTTTCATCACACGCCAGACTTCACGAAATACCTTGACAATATTGGTCACGTATTCATCAGGCGTTTGTTCTAATCCGATTTGGTTGTCGGTTCCATAATCCCTCAATCCGTAATAAGGTGGCGATGTCACACACATTTGCACTGACTTATCAGGTAATGGGATATGTAATGCGTTTGCGTTTATGATAAACAGATTCATTCCACCTCGACAATATCTACATCCAATATTGCTTTCATCAGCCTTTTCTTCAGCCTGTACACTGGTGTAATAGTAGCCTTTGACTTAACATCTTCGGTAATCCATTCTTCTTTCTCAATATCCCAATAGAAAAAGTCTGCAATGTATGTACATATCTTCTGGTCATTGACACGGAGGAAAAACTTTTTCTGCAATTCCAATTGGCTTATCATTCCGGCGCGTAGCATGAGTCGTAGTTGTACGTATCTGTTTCCTTCTGCCAGGCTGTCGAAAGTTATATTGTCGATCGTAGTCTTGCGTGCGTTATATTTATTGGTCATGTTATATCCATTCTATTATTGGCTTTGGGGTTGGAATATTTACATCCCACACATACCAAGCAAAGGCAATCATCCCGCTTTTTTTCTTTCCATTTACCGGAAATGAAATTCTTTTAGAAAAAACAAATACCCTAGCCGGTTTATATATTTCATACATTTTTTTTCTAGCCTGACCTTCAAGAAAAGCCAGTTTTAAGAACATGGCTAATTTGGTTATACCAATCTTATGTGCATGATAAACAAACTTTTCAGCTAACTCAAAGGGTGGATTTGTAATAATTGTATGAAATCCTAATGGGGGGTTGGTTTCTTTCAAAAAGTCTATTCCTGGTCTGCCATATCCATAATCATATAAATCTGTACTATGAACTACATAGTTATTAGCTTCCAATACTTTTGATATTGCTCCATCACCACATGCACATTCCCAAATAAAATCATCATCTGAAAATTTCCAAGCATTTAATAATGCAAGCGTAGCTTCTTGTGGAGTAGGGTAGAAATCATTCTTCTCCCTGTTTTTACCTGTACCAACTATACTTTGAGCTTGCTTTACTGACGGCTTTACATAATTCTGCGCCATCTCAATATAGTTTTTTGCCATTATATCTACGACATTACTCAAACTTACACTCGTCTCATTATTCATATCGGCAATCCTCACATTCCTGTCTATGATCCTGGTATTCTTTCCACGCTTTTTCTTTCTCGAATACTGTAAGCATTTTTTTATTCTCCCAAAGTAATTCCATTTGTTTGCAATACTCATCAAACAATCTACGCCCTTCCGCACATAGTTTCAGTTCACCTTTGTGTTGGGTCATGGTATCTCCATAATTCTTTTTCCAATCCATTCAGAAACCGGAACACACACCGCATTACCTAACTGCTTGTATCTCTGCGTATCACTCTGGTTGTCTGTCCATCCATCAGGAAATCCCTGCAATCTTTCACATTCTGTTGGCGTCAATCTGCGTACACCAACAAGCGGAATATTATTGCCGCCGGTTCCCATGCGTGCCTGCAATGTTGGTGATATGTTTCCTGATTCCCTGTATGCTTCTGCTGCGTGATTCATTTCACATATAACCAAATCAGTTGCGTCTTTATAATCTCTTTGTTTCAGAGTGGACGATGTTCCATCGTCCACGTATTCACCGAAAGCAGTCATTCTATTTCCGGTAATTAGCATATGATCTATGTTATCGGCGTTTATTCCCTTGTAATTTCTTGACAATAAGGATGATACGGTTAGTCCTCTTTCGTCCCTGAATCCTGTATGCGAGTCGCCATTACTGACAATGCTTGATACAGTTTCTCCGGCAATTTCTTTCCCCGTTTCTCCACGCGCCGGAGGATTCCAGCACATGCCTTCGGACTCAAATAATATTTCTGCGGAGCGTCCATTTCCAAAACTTCCGACAATGAACACACGTCTGCGCCGTTGGGCAACTCCGAAGTATTGAGCGTCAAGTATCCTCCACGCCACGCAATACCCCCTTTCTGCCAACCATCGAACGATGACGGCAAAATCATTTCCTCTGTTGCTGGATAATAAACCGGGAACATTTTCGATGACAACCCATCCCGGCTCAAGTTCGTCAATAATTCTAGCAAACTCGAACCAAAGTCCTGACCGCTCTCCATCAAGCCCCTTGCGTTTTCCGACAACCGATACGTCCTGGCATGGGAATCCTCCACAAATAAGGTCAACTGGCTCTGTGTTGTTTCTTGTGATTGCTCTGACATCATCATAAATCTTTGCTCCAAAGTGTCTATCTAATATTGATTGCGCTGGCTTGTCAATCTCACATTGCCAAACACATTCCATCCCGGATCGTTCAAATCCGAGATCAAAACCTCCAATACCGGAGAATAAGGAACCGAATTTCAATTCATCCTCCCTTTCTCAATCTTGCCTAACATTACGCGTACATCGGGACCCGGTACATGAATCGTTATTCCTGCAAACATCCTGGATTGCAAGTAGCCTAACTCCGGCGGTAATTTCTTCGGGTCTGTGTTGGATACCATTACCGTGAGCTGGTGTTTCCTGTTCTCGTATCTCACGTTGAGCAATCTATTCATAGATTCTTTTACCCAATCGGTTGTATTCACCTTGTCAAATTCATCAATGATAAGTGCTGGAATACTCTGCCATTTGTAGATCGCGTTCTCGATTGCAATGTTGCGATTGCTCTGCTCGTCAAAGTTCACACGTATGTCCGCAATCATGTCACTTGCCAATATATAGCGTGCGTGGCAATCATTCATAATCAATTCGTTGATAAGTGCTTTCGCCAGGAATGATTTTCCTACGCCATAATCCCCATAGATTGTTACGAATCCGTTCGCGTCTTTACCCATGCCTGCAAATAAAGCAATATTATCTTTCGCCGTTTTCTTTGCTGCTTTCTCTTTGTCCGTTGCAAACATGGATAAGCGGATATTTGTATCATCACCATGTAACCCGGATAGTTTTATTAATCGTTCATGCGCTGCATACTTATTGCAATCCGGGCATGGTGTTTCAATCAAGTGACCATGAAACCATCCCGAAAGTCCATCAATATCATCAAGCCATTTATCGCCAACTCTTGAAGGTGTTTGGTATGGACCATCTTCAAGGTCAAAGTAATACGTGTTACCAACATCATTACAAGTCGGGCATTTCACTTCCCATGACGCTTCAACAACTAACGGAATTTGTTTTGTCATCGTCTATACCTTTCAAATTCTAGTTTTCTCGCAAGTTTTTTTTCTTGCTCATATTTCTCTGCATCAAGGCGTGCCTGCTCCTCGTTGCGTTTCAACTGTTCGGCAAATGCAAGGTCATCTTCTGTAAGTGGTTCATCAACATGAGCGTACTTATCTTCTGCTGATTGCTTGCCATTGCTTTTCCCCTCTCGTTTCCAGCGTTTTAGTATTGCTTCTGCATAAGCAAGGCTACGTTTTTCCTGGCGTGCTGCTTCTTTGATTGCATCAATAACCCATTCAGCGGCATATTCTTCTATGTCTGCATCAATTTTTTCTGCAATGATTGGAGTTAATAAACCAATATTATTAGAATAAATTGTGTAAACCGCCGCCACCGCATCATCTGGTCTGTTCTGTTCTGTTTCTGTTTCTGTTTCTGTTCTGTTCTGTGTCACAATTCGTGACAAGTCCGTGACACTATCGTTACCATAATACTGATTACGCTGTGAGCGATCTCGTTGTTGTCGTTTTCTTTCAGCATCACTGGCTGCTGCCTGGCGTTTTGCAAAGTTAGGAATAAACCAACCGTCTTTATTTTTCTCTACCAGTTTTGCCATTGATAATTGAGATAGGTCAAATTCAATTTCATCCGTTGTGGATCGTAACGCCCATGCAATTTGATTAGTAGGTGGTAATTCACCGTCTTTATTTATTCGCCCTGCAAGTAAGTACAATTCGATTGTTCTTCTCCAAAGGCGATCTGGTAAGGTTGCCATCTTTGGGTCGTCAATAATCTCGATGTATAACTTGATCCAATAATCAGCCATTACTAAACTGCTCCCGGAAATTTATGCCAGTTAAGCCCGAACGTGTCATATTTTGGTGGCTCTGGTTGTGGCACATTGTTATATTCAAACCCCCACATTCTGATTGCCATTTCTTCTGATACACAATGCGGTCCCTCTGCAAAACAACTCTCACACCTTACGGCATATACATTTTCATTCCATTGCTGATCGACCTCAACGGCTGCAACCCCGTCTGATCCACAAAATCTACAATCTTTAGGTTTTATTTTCATGGCTGCTCCTTATTCTTCTATTGAATTAACAGTTTTTAATTTTTTCTGGTGTCTATATATCCTTGATTTCAAAGAGACATTAAACTTAAAATCAATTTCATTTTTATTTTCCGAGTAAAAAACTAAAATATTATTATTCTTGATTTCTATATTGTGCTTAAGGGAAAACGATAATAATTTTGCAACCTTAGAGGTTGCCTGTTCTAAATAATGTTTAGAATTATGTTTCTCAAATTTAATTATTCTGTTTATCGCTTTCCTTTCTAATACATTAAAATTACTTAATGTTCTTTCATTTAACAAAAAATAATCTTCAATTTTATTTTGTGAATTTTCTTTGTTAATAAAATCTTTAATAAACAAATCTAATTCAAATTCATTCGCGATTTCAACTAATGTAATTTTTTTACCGTAGCATAAATCTTTTTTAATTTGGTCTCTTTCAATTTGTTTTTTAAAATCTTCGTATGTGTTATGAAAATATGGCACAAACTCATAATGTTGTTTACCCTGAACTTCAACTGCTAATTTTCTTTCTGGAATATAAAAATCTAATTCAAGTACCTCTAGATCAACCCCCCTTAACCATTTTGGTCTATGGTTTTCGTAAATTTTTAAGTAAGGAAAGTGATAATTTAAAAGTTGTGCTGTTTTTTCTTGAAGCTTTGAGGTTGACATAAGAATCCTTTTAAGAAAACTGCTTACCAACACTGTTGTCGAGACAGGAAGTTGGTAAGCAGTAATACACTAATTATTCATTTTTCCCTGTCTCGACATATAAATATCTTACAACTTTTGTTACCTGTTGTCAACTTGTTTCTTTCCTTCGGTCAACTTTCAAGGTAAGCAAATTCCTTCAAGTCGTCAAACAATCCTGGTTGCATATCGTACGGGAACGCAAGTTCCGCTGCCTTATCCATTGCTCGTAATGTCTGCGCGTTCGTCTTGATTATCCTTGCATGATAAGCTCGATAGCGTTCGTACTCCTGCAATGTTACCGGAAGATAATACCCGGCTGCGTTGTCGGCCATCCCTGTTGTGCTGCAAATCAAATGACCATCGTTACGGAGTTCATTGATAGCATTTCTGTTTTGTCTGGTGGTAATGTTTTTCTTACCTTGTAGCAATGATTTAAGCCTGTTTGCGAGTTCATTCTGGCTTATGGCATTATCTATGCCATAGCAGTTATTTAATACGTTTAGAATTGAGTTTTTCAATTCACCATCATTCGCTGTCCAATACGGTTTCGGTTCCATTATCCCTCCAAATTTTTTTCATCTATCCATTGACTGAAACTTTGATATTCGTTTCCATCTGTATCTTCATAATAAACGGAAATTCTTTTGCCGATGTTTCCATAATTTATGGTTTGAATTTTTTGCGTAAGTCCTAATATTTTCAATTCATTGTCTGACATGTCTGTGAGTTGTTTATTTTGCATGATCAATTTTTGAATTTGAATTAAATTATTTTCCATTACTTCTCCCTTTCAACTTTTCCCAAATGATAAGCTGCGACAACCATTGATTGAATGTCTGTTTTCTCAATCGGGTAATTGAATATTTTCGGTAATCCTTTTTCATTGCCAAACATCTTATCAACAATTCTTTGATATTCTTGTGCTACTTTTTGTCTTGCGTATAAACGTTCGTCAACAAACTTTCGTGAATCAATCATTATTATTTCCTTCCTGCTCTCATATCAGCAGCACCAGCAGCAACAAACCAAGATAAGGCTATTGCTCCAACAAATACTCCGACAACAAACCAGGTGAATCCAATCCAGAAGGGTGTCATGCGTCACCGTCCTTTGTGGGTTTGGACAAATCTTTCCACGCTCTAACATACTTGTCATATTTCACATACGTATGGTTGTAATGTGGATACCATGACCCACCGATAAAATAGAGGGGTATTGTTCGCAATTCTCCAAAGTCATCACACAAACAAAGTTTCATTTCATATTGTTCTGTGCTGTCTTTTTCCGGCAACCTCTCACTCACTGGTATCCACCTTTGCTCGGCTTCCAGTTCTGCTATGCGTTCAGATAACTTTGCACGAAGCTTTAATTCTTTCCAACTGTTTTTATCTGTCTGTAATTTCAATTCCTGCACACGTGATTGGAAATATAATATTTCGTTTAGTGCTTCATCGAATAATGTTGATTTTGTATATAGTGTGCCACTTATGGGAATATTATTGTGTTTCCATTCCTCAATCCATTCAGGTGTAAATTCAGTCATTGTTCCTCCTAAGCCAAATAAATAATTATTAAAGTTGTCACAACACCGAGAAGATAACCAATTTCAAACTGATGTTTGCGGATAAATTCAGTCATTGTTTACCTCTAATATTTTTAATGTTTCACTGACACTGTCAAGAATTGAACCATCAATATATTCTGATAACTCTCCATCTATATCGGCTATCATGCACGATTTATAAAGTAGTTTCAATTTTTCTATTAGCTCAAGTTCATCAGGTGTCATCAATGCCTTTTCTGTCAGCCATGCGTTTTCTTGTGTCAATCTCTCAATCTCCGCATCCTTCTGTGCTATGGTAGCGGTAAGGGCGTCTTCAATGGGGCGAGAGTTCCATGTTTCAATGGCGTGTTCTTTATAATGTGTCATTCTTAAAATGCTAAAACTACATCGTTTACAACCAACAGCCCAATCATTCAAAATATGTTTTCCACCTATTTCAATAGTTATTGATTGTGGCATAGAATACAAACTATCTGATTCTCCACAAAAAGGACATTTCTTTGTAAGTCTATCTACTTCCATCATTCCACCTCCACATACTTGATAGGCTTGCCACAGTTGGGGCAGAATATAAACTCTGGATGTGTCGCATGGTATCCACAGTTTTCTGGTGAATTATACATTTTTCGACCATCAAAATCATTAAGTACCAACTCGCAAACATCCTCAACAACAAGCGGACACTCTTTCGGCTTTTCCCAGCTATACCACATTGATTGTAAAAATGGACATGCTAACATTGAACTTCGTTCTGTTTCTTCTGATAGTGTACATTTTCCACAATTCTCCGGCATCTCATCCACTACAATCTTGATTACGTTCATCATTCCTCCTTGTATCCAAACCGATATTCACAAATAGGATCGCCGCGCACAATGGTTGTGTAATGGTTATCAACAACCAATGGAGTAAACATAATCGCCTGACCATAGGTCCAACCCTGATCCTTGAAAGCGTTTATCTTTTCAACATAACTGGTATATAGCATAAGGGCTTTCTGTTTATTCTCGGCAATCATTTCCATTTGGGAAGCGGACATTTGCATCCGCTTCCCTTCTTTCTTTGCTGCTCCCAACATCACACAGTAAATGGTATCTGGTTCCATTACCATGTTTTTACCATCCCGCCTGTCGTGTAATCATACGCTGTTGTCGCGTGTCGTTCGTCTTCAATCATCTGTTCTATGCTGGCGTTGCCTGTTCGTAATTCAACCAGCTTGCAGTCAATACATTGTGGTGTACCGCCCACTGCTTCGCAATGTTCTCGGTAGTCGGGGTCAAAAATTATCTGTGCGTGTTTGCATCTGAATTGCATGGTTACACCTTATTCCAAATACTTGATTAAGATTTTTAATGCCTGGATACGATCATTGACCTGTGTTCTTTCCTCGTCTGTCTTTGGGTTGTACCCGGTCAATGTCATAAGTTCTGCCTGCAATTCTTCGTAGGTCATCTTGCCGTAAGTCTTGTTGACCTGTTTGGATTTGAAAGCACTCGCCCAGTCTAATGCTTCCTGCTGTTTCTTTTCTTCTGGCGTGAGTTTCTTTTTTGCTCGTGTATCAGGATCATCTTCAAAGCCCAACATTGCGGAGAGTTCTTCAGTTGATTTTCCACCAACTAATTCCTCTTTGCGTTCTGCTTCCTGCTCCAATGCGCTTTCAAGTAATTCGCCCTCGATAAACTCATCGTCTAATTCTTCCTCGCCAACTTCTTCCGGCTCGCTCATTGCAAGGTAATCATCTGCATCAAAGTAACCGTACCTGGATAACCCTAATCGAATGACAGTTTTCTTTGCCATGTTTTCAAAATCAGATTTCCATAAGCTATCGCTGCGATTGTAGCCCTTGCTGTACTTCTTCGCGTGCGCGTCAATTTCCTCAACAGTCATGTAAAATGTTTTGGAGAAGCCGTCACGTAATTCAAAGTAAAGCATGTAACCAATTGCAACCCACTTCTTTCGGTCATACTTTGGCAACCCTTTGATTGTATGAATACCCTTAAGTTGATCTTCTTCAACTTCCTGGCCGTCATAGATTGTTGCAACATTGATCGTTCTGTATTTTCCAGTACGTAATGCAAGCTGCATCAATCCTTTGTATCCAACAATCATTGTTGCCTTGCTGCCATATGGGACCATGTAAGCATGACCTAAAGCCGGATCAACTGTGAGCTTCAAAGTTGCTGCTCGCATACCGCTAATCATGATTGACTGTGGTGTACATTCCTGCAACTTATCGGACTGACCAACTGCAAGTAACACGCTGCCAATATACTTCCTGGCTGATCGTTCAGTTCCCAATACTTCGGCAAACTTCTGGATCACTTCATCACTACGCATGATAGCTTTGGTTTTCTCAAATACTGCTAATTCTCGTGCTTCGATTTCCATTTCATTTCTCCTTATTGATTAATTTTTCAACTTCATATTTCACTACGATTGCGATTGTCAACAGGGTCGCGATAAGAAACAACACAAATAGGAATTGATCTATCTGCTCGTTGTTCGTCATCACCCACCATCCCGATAGATATATTCCATAGATTTACGATTAATTATTTCAAACTCTACTGGCCATCCAATATGTTTAAGATATTCAATTCTTTTATTAACACTACTCTTGGTTTTGTAGCATCCTTCAATCGTATAACTTGGATTGCATTTGTAAACCAATAAAAATTTGTAATTCTTGGTCGATTCTTTTTCAAAGATTGTGCCATCAGGTAATTCAAATGTCATTAGTTTAGTGTTGATATAAGCGTCCATCATCCACCTCTGCGCAAATCTTCGGTCATCATGTGCCATTCCAATGCCGGGTCATACACTGGATCAATCTCCGGCTGTGAATCTTCCGGTAAGAATGGGTCGATCTCTGGCATCTGCAATACTGCAAGGTCTGAATCAATCTGCTCGATCTTTCCTAAAATGACATAGAAGTTGTGCATGTCAATCTCAATGCCATTTTCAGCGTGCCATAAATACTTGGTGAGACTATCGTCTAATTTCGCCCTGCGTTCTTCAAGTCTGCGAATTACATCCCATTTATTCTTATTGTCTGTTACGTAGTCAAGGGTATCGTAGTAAGCCTGTTCATTCATTCTGTCGCTCCTTTGTGCTATAATTCAGGTGAGCTAACTTTCGTTTGCTCGCTCCTGATAATTGCTGATCCACCAGCAATTATCTTTTTATGAAATACTTACGTCTCCAATACTTATCTGTGATCTCCACTATTGGATAAGCAAGAAACAATATTGCAATGAGTATTAGTTCAGTCATTTTTCTTACCGGTTTTCTTTCCACATCTTGAACAAGTAAGTCCATAATAGCGGTTGTGACAATGCCATTTTGGTTCCCACCTGTGACCGATAAGTCTGCAAATATAACTTTTTATTTTAGTCATGGTTTACCTCTTTCAATGTTGGGAATTTCTTTACCCTGCGTTCAAACTCCTGGTCAATCTTAAAGTTGATCTGCTCGGTAATCTCAATTCCATTCACATCTGCCGCAAGGTCAACCAACGCATTGAGTAATTTCGTCTGGCTGGTTCCACTTGATACGGCCATTGCTTCAAGTCGTTTCTTCTGCTTCTCTCCGAGTCTTACCTGGATTGTTATCGTCATGTTCCTCCTTTTTTAGAAAATAATTTCATTGACTTTTGTCATTTGATTTGTTACCTTGATTATAACAAGTGTTGACAGAGTTGTCAACAGGTAATTTTTTCAGTAACCACAGGTAAGGTGAATGATGTATAGTTGTCTTATGGTAAAAATTTCGTTTCCTGAATGGTTAGCCGGACAACTACGATCTAAGAATCTTCGACAACAGGACATTGCGGATAGGTCGGGGTTGACGGCTGCAACAATCTCTCGTCTATTGAGCGGTGAGAGACAACCTGGTATTGACTCGCTGGTTGCAATCGCGAAAGCGTTGCGCGTACCACGAGAGGAAGTGTTTAAGGCGGCTGGAGTATTGAATAGTCAAAGCCAATCACTTTCCGATATTTAAGCATTGGCACACAAGATTTCAATGCTGCCAAAATCACAGCAGAAGCTCGTTGACTCCATCATCGAAACAATGCTCACATCTGAACAGGGGACCACAAATCTTGAGAACAAGGAATCTAGTACGCCTTAATAAACGGAAGTTCTTTTTTATCCGTCTCGTTGTAGCTTCGTTGTATATCTTCAATGATTTTAGAATAAGGTTATTGTTATTATTCTTATCTCTTTCAATAATATTTGATATATTCATTTATTATTGGACGTATGAATTTATGTTTACTAAAATGGTTTTAGGTTCATACGCATTAACAATGGTTCTGGTTGAATTGTTAAAACAATTGGCAAAGGATTATGTATGGATTCAAAAGATAACAGGCTTGCCATCCTCGAAACAACATACGAAAGATTAACACCATCAGGATTGACTTCATCCTCCTGGTTCAAGCGGTTTATAACCTTCACCTGGTATGAGTTTGTTATTGCTGCAATCGTCCAGATAGTTTACTGGTCGTTCATATTGGGTATGGCATTTCTAATCGAAGGGATTTCATAATGGATGATTTTGAATACAGGTTACGTTCGTTGGAAGATAAGGCAAAGTTATTACATCCATCCGGCTTCACTGCTAAATCATTCTGGACTCGTGTCGGAACTGTTGTTGCGTACAACATTGTCCTATCAATCGTTGTATCAATTATCGGGTTCATTCTTTACCTGTTAATTGTCTTGTCGTGAGCATTAGTCCTACTTAAAAAATGAACGAACTGTCGAGCATAAGTCTTTCTGCAAACAATAGACTACTATTCGGGAGTCGCCAAGTGGTAAGGCATTAGCCTTCCAAGCTAACATTCGCGGGTTCGAATCCCGTCTCCCGCTCTGGTAGGCAGTAGCCTACTCCTTTGTAATAGACTAACACTCGAAGGTTCAACAATTTGTCTGAACGGGAGGGTGTTAGTCTATGAACTTAAGTAAAGCAATTGACGGTTATCTTATTAATGCAACCGAGCTTTCACCTAGAACATTAGAACTATATGGCATGTGCCTGTATCGGTTTGCAAACTGGATGGGGGATATTGAACTGCATGACGTTAATAAAGAACATACGTCAAAGTTTCTGAAATGGTTGCAAGAGTCTTATAAACCAACACGATTTAGCGGTGATGAAAGTCCATTGAGTGCAACCGCCATTGATAAATACTGGATCGCCTTACGTTCCTTCTTTTCGTGGTCTGCGGATACCCTGAACATTGAACGCCCTGACCTGCAAATGAAACGACCAAAGGTTACGAAGCCTGAAATAATTCCATACTCCAAAGAAGAAGTCGATAAGATTATTTACCAATGTACCTGGATTACAACGGACGGATCGGATAAAAGAAAATCATACCGCATGAAGAAACCAAAGTCATTACGGGACCGCGCCATAGTGTTCACGCTGCTGGATACAGGTATCCGGTTGGGTGAATTGCTTCGCCTGGAATATCGTGATCTCAATATGGATAATGGCGAGCTTCATATTCGCGCACATAATACCGGGATAAAATCTAAACCGCGTACCGTCTTTCTTTCTCGATCAACCAAAAAAGAATTGTGGTTGTATCTTTCAGAACATGAGAATTATCCGAACGATAAGATATTCGATATAAAAGAATCCTCGTTCCAAAGTCTTATGTTCCGCTTACAGGAAAGAACGGGAACTCATGTACATGCACACAGGTTCCGGCATACTTTCGCCATCCAATACCTGCGCAATGGTGGCGATATATTCACGCTTCAAAGATTGTTAGGCCATGCAACCCTTGAAATGGTTCGGTATTATTTACACCTTGCGGATGCGGATACACAGGATGTACACAGAAGGTCAAGCCCGGTGGATCGCTGGCATTTATAAAACAATAAACCCCTTGCGTAGTTGGGGTTTATTGTTCGGGAGGAGGGGTTTTCCCAAAAGAAAAAGGAGAAATAAAATGAAAGTTGATCCAAAGTCATTGTAGGGATTTTAGAATCGTTTGTCAATAGGTAATTTATTTATTGACAAGGTGTGATAATATATTTGTAACAGTACCCGGCAAGCCTCTGCTCGTATGGATAGCTTCTAGAGAGTTATGCTGACCGAGCCGGGTCATACTCCCTCAATCGCATCGGTGGTTGAGTGCTACCCGTGAGGGTATGCTTCCCCCCCCAGAGGATAGAATCGCTGGGACTCCTCTTTAGTGAGGATTATGCCGTGGAGTAATCCATAGCAACTCTAGCGGAACTGGACAATCTGCTGGAGTCATGTCCAACGGATCTGAAATATGGCTAATCCATAAAGTAGGATTCACCCAATCAGCCCCACATGACGGGGCTGATTTTGTTTTGTATAGGATAATAGACATATTTTGTCCATTATCCTTTATAGATATGCAATCGGATTGCGAAATTGTACACATTATTCCTTTGTGTTCTGTGTAGATCATCACGGAATACGTTTGTAATTTGTGCAGTCATGCTGAATAAATTTATGTGAATTTATTCAGTTCTATTCTTCAACCTTGCTGAAAGCCAGTATCCTTTGCTGCTCTCCCCGTACGAATCTCTTTTTTAGTTTTCCACTTTCAACCATTTTCATTAACATTCCGTGCGCCATTCTGTTGGTGATATTCAATCGTTCGGCAAACATCTTAACGGTTATCTCGTCCGGTCTTATTGTTGGTATCTCTAATTCCCTTGCAAGTTCTTCAAGTAATTCATTTTCTGTCATTAGATTTTAATTATCCTCCTGCTGTCCGGCTGTCCCTGATACCTTGATTTACTATCGTCAATAATGCCACCATTCACAATGTATCCTCCAATATCGGATCGCCTTTTGTTTGCAGCAACCCGATTAACAAATGCTGTTTTCAATTGCCAGGATGGTAAACTGATTACCCTCGTTCCTTCCAGTTTGTTTCCGCTGTCATCAATCTCGTGTTTGTGACCACGCCAGATATAATCCGGGTAAGGCAATCCTGATCTTCCACAATCAAGCAATACCTCAACCCCAATGCTTGCGGCTGCGCTTGTCCAGGGTCTTGTTCCTGTCCTGCCATGATGTGCAAAGTCATGCAGCTTGCCGTCAATTTCAATCATCAGGTTTTGGTTGTACTCTGTTACCCCAAGTAGTTTATAAATTCCTATCTCATCAGCCTGTCCATTGCCTGCGTGTGCTTCAGTTCCCAATATACCAAAGAACGCGTCAGCCATATCGACAATGGGTTGTAATATTTCAATCGCTACAAGTGCCTGATCGCCAACATCCTGAATGATCTGATTACTTCCATGATGGTTGCCATCAATTACATCCCCAACATGCACAACAACAATCCGGTGCTTGCGTTTTTTCTTGCTGGTCCAACCTGCCAGGAATTTTACATAATCCCAATAGTCAATCCAGTTACCCCATAGCCAGGATTGTAAGCGGTTGTAATCTACAATCTGTTCCTCGTCTGTGTCCCGGTTATGGATGGTGAATGTAGGCGGTGCAAGTGCTGTGCTGCTGCCAATATGGGTATCACTGATTATTGCCACAATTGTTTTTGCAACCATGTTGCTCCTTTGCGTTTGGCTAACATTGGTATTGCGATAATTAGGTTTAGACTAATTATTGATTGTTATTCCATGTACTTTACGCCTGCGTGTACGGCTGCGCTCCAACCAAATGAATCCTTTACCCATACACTATTTGATGATGCAATATAGATTTCCAATACTTCAACCTCTGCTCCAACACTTCTCACGCCAACACTTGATGCACTGGTGTTTGGTGCGGTTCGGATATTAACGATTTTCGTTGTGCGTAAACTTGCTGCCTGTGGTTGCGGTATCCATCCTTCTCGTGGTGCGCCGCATTTACCGCAATGACCGCGACTATCATTCTCTGTGTACTGTCCGCAATACTCACACCAGAATGTACCAATCGGGATTGCCGGAGGTAGTACATCCGCCAGGTTGAAATGATTGATAAATTCCTGATCTGTGCCATTGAACTTATTGCCATCAACGCCGGAGTAATACCAATCAACTTTCAGGTTGTCGGTATGTTGCCATATTACCCATGCTTTCCAACCGCCCTGTCGTGGTAAGGATGGGACGATCACGCCATAATGAGCAATCCATAAATCTCGATCTGCGTACATGGTTGACTTGCTCCCCATGATTTCAAACCATGCGTACACGCCCGTATAAATACCAACCTTATGACCAACAAGTCTTTCAATCTCTGTATGATATTCAATTACAACGCTGCTGGATAATCCGGTAATATCCCTGCGATCTTCTACATCATTCCATAATCCAAGTTTGAATTTCTTACCCTTTACTGCTTCGTAAAATACCGCTGCCTGCTGCTTGCCTGTTTGATTACCGATGACATAATGATACGTCCCCAATGGTACATTTCGTTTTGACAATTCCTCGTAGTGTTTTTCAAACTGCGTATCTTTCCAGATACCATACGCACCACGTAGGATTACGCCGCTGACAGATTCCGCTAACTTATCGTAGTCAATGGATGAAGCTGGTTGCCAAAATGAAATATCTACTATTGGTTTCATGTCTGCTCCTTATGCAATCTCATAAATTGCCATAAACAACAAGCGTGCTGCTGCAATACTTGTACAGGACAGATATATGTCGTCTGTGGTTGGTCTTATAATTGCTCTTGTCAAGTTTTCTGTATTTCCTACTACTCCATGAGCTGCTTGCGCTGCCCGGTCTGGATGCGGTGCAATTGGTAATGTTACAGTTACAATGGTATTGGTAGCTCCTGCTGATCCATAAATCGCATAACCATTTATGGCAACTGCTTTGCCGATAATGCAATATCTAAATACCGATGTTCCTGATAATGATGTTGGCGCCGTACCATCCCACGTTATTGTCGGCGCCCAAGTAGTCCAGATACCAGCGGCATAATTATTCAGATATAAATTGCCATCAATGTACGTGTCCTGTCCTAATATATTTCTGTTAGGCTCAACGTGTAATCCTTTACGCTGCCTGTAAACTTCCGCATTGTGTTTTTCAAGGCGTAGTATTCTTTCTTCCAGTTGTTTTATGTCTGTCATAGTTTCGCCTTTACTGTTTGTTCTGCCTTCTCCGGCGTGTCAGTTTCCTCACCCATGAAGTCAATCACATTCCCCGCGCCATATACCTGCGCTGCAATTGCATGTTTAAGTACGTCCTCGCTTTCCGATTTTGCGCCATGCCAGTATTCACCCTGCACAAATACCGCTCTTGCTCCACCACCTGTAAATACAACAAAGTCAATTATCTGTGATCCTCGAATACCACCCATGCCTAACAGTTTTTGAAAGTGGTAATCATAGCCAAACTTATCCAGTGCAAGCGCAACATAATATTCGTTCTTGCTGTCCGGCATAATGCCATGTACCAAGTTGATCTGTGGCTCTTGCTCGCGTAGTCTGTTAGGCTGTCCTGGTTTCTCTGCCATCCTTACGCCTCGTACACCGTCAATTGACCAATGCCAACAAGGTCTTTTTTGTTATCACCTGTAATCCATTGAATAGGTCGTAAGCTCTCCGGCTCAATGAATACGTACTTGTTGTTGAATAAAAGGTGTGGAACATTCATGAGTAATGGGGTCGGGGTTGTGTTGCTATCAGCCCATGCTTCAAGCTGCGCCATAAGGTCATACCCGTCAAGCTCTGATTGTATTCCCTGCAAGTCATGGATACTATCATCAACCCTGAATGTCATTGACCATGATTTTTTGAGTGGCAACCTGGTTACGGGTTTGATCGTGATACCCTTGATACGTGGACTGCTGCTCGTGTCCGTTGTGTAAAGCACAAGTTTTATCTTGATACGTTTTCCATAGACTGCGTGATTCGGAAACTCAATCTCCTGTGATGGTGACTCGTCAACGTCATCGTCAATCTCTGTCCAATCATCATCATCGTCATCAACCTTGTACGATATTCTTACGTACTGTGCGCCTGCGGTTAACCCTTCACTAAAGATTTCAATGCTACTGAAATACTTTTTGATCTCTTTGAAGTTGCTGTTAATCCATGATGTTTCAATACTTCCGGTTGGATTGTAGGTGTAATCATCCTGCTTCTTCGGATCAATGGCAATCGGAAGCCAAACAATTCTACCTTCCTGTGCCATCCACAATCTATCGCAACTATCACCATCAATAACCTGCACATCCATTTTGTAAATTCTTCCAGCTAAAGACGATCTATAAATCTCATGCCAGCCAACATCGTTATAAACAAGTACCGCGCTGTATCCAGTTGGATGGTCAATACTTGCGTACATTCTGCCTGGATAAGCCAACATGCTGGATACAACCCCATTGCGATTGTTCGGCAATCCTAAATCTCTGTTAGGTCCAATGTCGTCAAGTCTGCCTTCGTAATATCTTTCAACCCCATTGAGCAAAGTAAGGTATAGATATACCCCTCTCTGCAAATTGGCGCGTCCATTGTTGTCGTCTGCTACTGCTGCAAATTCAGCCAGTGGAACCTGATCGTATATGTCGTTGGAGATTGCTCCAAAGCCATCTTCTTTCAGCACATAAGGGATACGCGGTGTACCATAAGCGACAAGTCCATTGATACGGTACATTGTATTACCGCAAGTAATATCGGAACCGAAAGATAAAATCTTTGCTGTACTGTCCTGCCATGCTGCAACTGCTGAACTTGATACGGTTGAAGCGGTTGCCAATGCACGCCAAATTCTTAACGTGCCATCCTCTTTCTGAATAAGTTCCATAAAGGTTGCGTAGTAATCTTCTTCTGCAAACTTGAACGCCCATGCTCCTGAATTGTTGTAACAGGTCATACGCCGGAGTTTTACGCTCTCACCCTGCGCAAAGTACACAATGTCATTAACAACCATTACGTCTGTTACTGCTGTCGTCAATCCGTGTCCGGTTATTTCCGTCCATGTTTCTGTACCAATGACCGCAAATTCTGTACTGGTTGTATGCACAATTTTCCACGCCGGATCGACAATCAGGTATCCACTCGCGCCCGTTGTAACCGAATCAATCTCGCGCCATCGTGTTCGTTCAGTAGAACCCGGACCACCAACAAGTTTTACAATGCAACCATCCGCTTCTGCGCCAATATTCCTTGCGTGTATCTTCGTCAATTCACCTGTGTTGGCTGCTGCTGCATACCCGTGATAGCCTTCCATGTAAAGTTTGGGTGCGCTTCCGTCTGATGGTGACATAATAACAAACTTTGTATTGCGGAGAGTAAAGAAGTGTGCATCGCCGGATGATTCGCCAAGTGGTATCAATGAGTATGCTAGACTATCACCAGTATTATCAGAAATCGAAGCACAATATTTTACATATTCATAACCTGTGCTGTACGTTGCCTTGATTGAATTATAAAAACCTTGAACTCCCCTAAATTCATACGTACTCGGTGTGTCATTTGTTCCAACAGAAAAATCAAAATCAAGCGGATCGTCATTCATTAAAATATTTTCATTCCTGACAATCAGCCAATAATACGCATCTTCAACCATTGTGTGATTAAAATCAAATGTGTATTCCGTTAATGTTGTTGCCTTAACAATGTCAAATGTTTCTGACTTTTCGTATGTCCCTAAAGATTCGAGCTTTACCAACAAATCATATAAATCTTTTTTCTTTTGGTCGGTAGATATGTCAACCGTAGTTGCTTCTCTTATTGCGATTGTCACCTTTGAAGTATTGGAAAGTTTTAGTTTTATTTGCATCAATGGATTTGCGTCTGTGTATTGGAACCTTGTTGCTCTTGTTTGATAATGAACAGTTAAAACAGGTAATGTTCCTGGTGGGTATCTACGTGATAGTGTGCAAGTATCCTCGAAATATGTTACTTCTTCGCCGGAAACATCTGACCAGAATCCTCCCGTAAATGGGTTTGGTGTAGTTTCATCGTCCTGCTGCGTGTTGTCAATTGGTGTGCCGCTTGCAAATCCACCAACGTCATTTGCAACTGTCGGCTTCGGCCCCAACATTACCTCACCCATCATTGCATCAATCGTATGACTGTCGCTGTACCTGGTCTTATCCTTTTCAAAATCTTCCTGACCT